CGTAAGAGAGTTGGTGAAGAAGTTGCCAACAAAATCTCAAAGAAGGCCACAGGTCGTGGTACCAATGTTCATACTCTATGTGAGAGATACTTAAACAATCAAGGTACAGGTGATATGATGCCTGATGCCAAAGAAATGTTTGTTGCTCTTAAACCAGAACTTAATCGTATTAACAATATACACTATCAAGAACAGGCTCTATGGTCAACCCAATTGGGTATGGCAGGCCGTGTAGATTGTATTGCTGAGTTCGATGGTGAGTTAGCATCTATTGATTTTAAAACATCAGCAAGAATAAAATCAAGAGAAAATATTTTAGATTATTTTTGGCAAACAACTGCATATGCTTTGATGTATGAAGAACTCATTGGTACACCTATAAATAAATTAGTTGTAATCATGGCAGTTGAAGATAACCCACCTCTTATCTTTATAGAGAAAACCGAGGACCACATAGATGGTCTAGTTGAGGCAATTAAATTTTACCGAGAACAAAAATGAAAAAGTTATTATTCGTATTACTATTACCATTTGCTGTATTTGCACAGATTAACCAACAATGTCCACAGTTTACAGTTAATGGTACACCACAATATGAACCACAAGCAGGTGACCAAGAAATCTGCCATACAAATTATGCTGTGATTCACCGTTGTTCTGTTAAGGCACCCGTAGCAGTATTCGAACATTTAACAGTTGCTGCAATGACTGGTCCAGCAAAGCGTAAAGATAACTTTAGACCTGATCCATTGGTGACACCACAATGTTCCGCTAGTCTTGCTGACTATGCTATTGTAGGTAAAACACATGACCGTGGTCACATGGCACCTGCAGGTAACAACACACAGAATGATGCTATTATGAGTGAGAGTTTTTATTTAAGTAATATGGTCGCACAATTAGCAAACAACAATCGTGGTATTTGGAAACAATTAGAAACATGGGAACGCCAATGGGCTTCGGCACCTAATACAGATTTCTATATTATATCTGGTGGTATATTTGACCAAGGTCATCCTGTGATTGGCAATGGATTAGGAATGCCAACACGATTATATAAAATCATCATAGAGAAAAATAGTAAACAGGTTCAAGCATATATGATGCCTAATGCGGCCTTGCCTGTGGCAGATTTACCAAAATATCAAGTACCAATGACTGCCGTTGAAGAAGCAACAGGCATGAAATTCGGTTTAGGACAGTAACTAAAAGTGGTAGGAGTCAATAGGACACTTGACTTTTCATAAATACTATGTTATACTGTAAAGATTCGTAGAAGTTATTAAAAAGTTTGGCAAGACGGGAGTGCGAATCTCCCCATCTCCACCAAAGATACATTACACCATTAACGCCACGGGGTTATCTAGAGCTGCAGCTTGAAAAGCACATTGTGAGAAGTGCAGATAACGGTAGTGTATCTCTGATGGGGATGAATAGAATCGATTGCCTGATTAGTATAATAATGGAGAATCGCCAGAGAAGGCGTAATAACTAAATTAAGTAACCGCAAACGATGAAAAGTATGCACTTGCTGCCTAAAAGGTAAGCGGAGTTTCGGTGGATGAACTTAGCAACAGAATCATCCATCATTTTTTTAACAACAACGGAGTAACAATGAAGAAATCTCTATTAATTTTGGCATTATTAAGTGCTGGTCTAGTACAAGCTCAAGTAACAACAAACTTGGGTGCAACTAGTGATTACCGGTTCCGTGGAATCAGTCAAACTCAAAAAGCACCTGCATTACAAGGTGGTATTGACTATGCTGATAAGAGTGGTGTTTACATTGGTAACTGGAATTCATCTGTCAGTTCACAATTATACACTAACGGTTCAGGTTTAGAAAGCGACTTGTATGCTGGATATAAGAAAGAAGTTAAAGGCGTAACACTAGATGTTGGTTCTTATAACTATTTCTATCCACGGGCATCTGTAGGCAAAACAAACTACGATACTAAAGAAGTTTATGTTGGTGCAGCAAAGGGTCCTGTTTCAGTCAAAGTAAGTCAATCACTAGGTGATTATTTTGCTACTAGCAATAGTAGAGGTACAAGATATTACCAAGCTGATGTAACATATCCAATTGCTGGCACAAAAGCTAGTGTTCTTGCTCATGCAGGCAAAACTGATATTGCTAACAACACAACTTTGGATTACACAGACTACAACTTTGGTGTGGGTTATAATATTGCTGGCTTTGATGTAACTGCCAAATATTATGCCAATACAAACAAGACTACAACATTTCAAACAGCTAACACCTTAAACGGTCAGAAGTTGTATAAGAATGCTGCAGTATTGTCCGTATCAAAGACGTTTTAATTAATAGAGTTTTACTGTTCTCTCCAAAAACAGTTTCTCAACCCCCCAATCTATAAATCAGAAGTACTTGGGTCCAAGGTCAGAGCACCGACTGTAAACAAAAGGAGATATGATGTTCTCATCAAAATCACTAAAACACATAGCAATATTTTTAACTGTAACCATTCTTGCCTACACAATTCCTACATTGGCACAGGATATGATTGCCAATCAGGTGCAAGAAGAAGCATCAAAAGATTTCAAGAAGCAATTGGAATGCTTAGCTAGAAATATTTACCATGAGGCCGCATCAGAGCCATTTGAAGGTAAACTAGCCGTAGCACAGGTCGTATTGAACCGTGCTAATGATCCTAAATTCCCTAAAACAATTTGTGAGGTTGTCTACCAAAGAACATACTCGGCAAATAACCTATTAGTATGCCAGTTCTCATGGACTTGCGTAAAGAATCTGGTAGTTCATAACAAATACCAATGGGAAGAATCAGAAATAGTTGCAAGGAAGGCCTTGACAGAACCATCGGTTCATGATAAAATAGCAAGGACAAATTCAATGTATTATCACGCCAGTTATGTAAACCCTGGATGGAATTTGAAGAAGGTTACCAAGATTGGTCAACACATATTTTATAAGAATTGATATGCCTACAAAAGATGAAATTTTAGAATTTAGTATACTGATTAAAGAATTGGCAATAAACAAGAGGATTGGATTGATGGATGCTATTTGCCATCATTGTAAAGAGACTGGCCTAGAAGTTGAAGTAGCGGCCACTCTCATTTCTTCTGCATTGAAAGCAGAGATTAGAGAAGAAGCACAAGATTTAAACCTACTAAAGAAAACATCCAAACTGCCTATATGAACGAAGGAACAGGTTTTGCAGCCTTTGCCTTATATAATGCTCTCAAGCTGCACTTCACATCAAAATCCTATGATTACTTTAAGTATCATGGTAAGACTAATGTAACCAAAACTACATTTTCTTCTCGTAAGGACAAGTATTCATTCTACAAACTCAGCCGCAAATACTCATTGGATGAATTAAAACAATTCTATATTGCCAATTTCTTAGAAGGTGATAAGTGGGTGGGTGAAATGACCAATGCTGAAGGTGAAGATGCCTACAAGAAGTGGATGAAAAGACAACAGAGCTTGACTTATATCTTTGAGAATGATATCCTATACCTTGTGGATCATTTTGAGAATGATAAAGAATCCATTATTAAAGTATATGACGGTGAACATCCAAATCTATTAGGATTATTGATGCGAGATAAAGTATCAATAGAAACCGTTATCATAATGAATGATATACTGAATTTTTGGCCGATGTGGACAAAGAAGATTAAAGAGGATATTATTTGGCCAATATGGCAGATACAGATTGAAAAGTATACACCATTTGTACAATATGATAAAGCAGTTTTTAAAAATATATTAGTGAAGAATTTTAGATGAAGAACATATACCTTGACATGGATGGTGTGATTGCTGACTTTGGTAAAAGATATCAAGAGTTATTTAAGATAACAACCAAAGAAGCCGAAAGAGATAAAAAGTGGGGGCAATCCTTTGATAAGTTTGTTCAAGATGGGCATTTTGCCACATTGGATTTAATGCCAGAAGCCATAGAATTGATGGACTATTTAAAAGGTACTGGTATACCAATTACCATTCTTAGTTCTACTGCTAGTGATAAGAGAGATCCATTAATTAGGCCCCAGAAGATGGAATGGTTGAAGAAACATAAGATAGACTTCCCTGTTATCCTAGTACCAGGTGCGCACCTAAAGAAGGACTACGCAACTCCAAACTGTATTCTAATAGATGATACAGCCAAGAATATTGATGGCTGGAGGCGAGAAGGTGGTATTGGTATACTTCATGAAAGTTTCTTACATACACGCATAATTATGTCGATGTATGCTTGACAAACGCCTAAATAATATGATATACTATATTTTGTAGTTGATTATGAGTAGTTTTTGAAAGCAGTTATATTCCGTTTATACACCGTTAATAAGGAGCATTTATATGAGTTTTGCAAATCTCAAACGCCAATCAGGCAATCTGGATAAACTATCCAAAGCAATCGAAGCATTAAACACCCCAACAGAAGGTTCAGAGAAGTCAGATAATTTCTGGCGACCAGAAGTAGACAAAGCAGGTAATGGCATGGCCGTTATTCGTTTTCTACCTGCCGCAGAAGCTGATGGTGATGATGCCTTACCGTGGGTTAAAGTATTCTCACATGGATTCCAAGGTCCTGGTGGTTGGTTAATTGATAATTGTTTAACGACAATGAATCAACAATGTCCAGTATGTGAGCATAATTCTGGATTATGGAATTCAGGTATCGAAGCAAACAAAGAAGTTGTCCGTAAGCAGAAGCGTAAGTTGAATTATATCGCCAATGTCTATATCATTTCGGATCCAAAGCATCCAT